ATGGGGAAAAGAACTTCATGCATTGCGTTGAAGGCTAGAGTCTCTGCCCCTAAAGTAAGATGCCGTTCGACAATTTTATCAGCGCTGGCAAACAAGGCATCCCACATTTCTACCATAGGATAAGGAGGGGAAGTTACTATTAAATCAACACAATGATCTCCGGTTGGTAGATTCTTGGAATCCATACTAAGAACTACAGGTTCTGTAATAAGAGGCATCTTTTTTAGGCCTTGTTTAATATTTGCATTCATTATGCTTTATAATAGTCCACTCATCCGAAGCTACACGTGCGTCTCGGAAGTTATACGCGACGTTTCGGGCTTGGTCTTCTAACGCAGCAGTGATTGTAATAGTCCAAGCATCCCAGTCTTCGACGTAGTAATTCTTATATTCTATGTCATCAAAAACAGTGCTAGGTTTGATTGTAAGAATCTCACCCTCACGAGGGATTGTTATGGCCCAGATATAGATAAGGCTTGGGACTGTTTGGTTTACCAGAAAGTATCCAATTCGGACATGTTCTCCTAGAGAAAGTGCACGGAAAGCTTCTGCATCTTCGGCGTTAGAAAAGATTCGATCTATGATTTCCGTGTCGTGGAAGCTGGCGAAGACGACATAGACGGCTTCTTTTTCTTCAGTTTTGTCTTTGGTGGTCATAACTATCCTCTTCTGCGACTGTAAGAGCGTTAAGGGCAATTTCAATCACGGTTTGAAGATCGTCTTCTGCAGTGTGTTGATTTCTGATAAAGGGACCAATTGGGGTTGCAATACCTGGCGTTTTTATAGTGCTGATTTGCCGTAGTGCTTTTAGAAGGATATTAATAGTATATCTATTATCAGTCTCAATCTGCTGGATGCCTTCTTCTAATTGAGTTATTGCTAGATCTGTGTCAACACTCATTTCTGGCCTTCTTCCTTTAGCGTAGTTCTAACAAGTTTTGCGATGGTTTCTTTTTGTGTGATTTCTAGAAATCTTTGTAAGTAATCATACCCGTAGGGGTAGTCGATACTAAGGGTATGATTTATTATTGAAACAAGCCAATGTTTTTGGTCAGCTAGGTCAGGAGCGTGGAAGAGGTCCCAAGATCCAAAACCGGCCCCCTCTTGTCCTGTTATAACAGTCGCTACACGGCGAACTGCTACGTCGATATCAGCTTGGAAGACTTCTAAGGCTTGGCAAGTATTAGCATTCTGGACCCTGGTAAGTTCTGCGGTCAGAGGATCATTAGAAGTGAGGGCTTTTAATTGGGCGTTTAGTTCTTTTCTTAACTCTATCACGTCTTCGTTGAGTTCTTTTATTGTGTTAGCCATTTTCTTTTTATCCTTGTTTTTTGTTATCACTAAGGCTCTTACTCGCTACCATTATGTTAGATGCTAAGGGCACTTACGCTCTAACATAATGGTAGCCATTAAGAGAGCTTTGTTCTTAGACACGGTCACGTTCTCGGGCTAGGAGGAAGTTTGTTCTTGCGATCAACTCCTGAACGTGCTGCCAAGAGGGTATGAGAGGGTTCGCCATGATGTCTACCGGCACATCCGGTTTCGTTGGGATCTCGCGGCTTAGCTGTTCCGCCTCCTCGGCTTCGAGGTCGGTAATGCGGCCCGCGTGGTTGTCCAGCCGCTTCAGCGCGAGCGGCATGGTATGCTCCAGCTCTGACAGGCGCTGTGCATCCTCTCGCTCCCAGGCACTAGCAGGATCCGCGGCAGTCAAGAATGTCTGCTTCAATAAATGGTTGTTCAGCCGCTCCATGTCCCGGTCGGCTTCGGCCGCCTTCAGCTTAGCGCGAACCGCTGTCAGCTTTTCGTGTGTGTCCTGTTCTTGCGCGACGCGGAGAACATAAACTTGATTCTCTGCGGTGCAGAGCCGTTTCCTCAGTTGGGCCTCGCATTTCGAGGCGCCATCAAGGTCCGCGCGCAGCTCACATACCGTCTGGCGTAGAGCCACGACGTTATCAGTGACCGTTGTCGTGTCATTCTTCGTGTCGTGGAGTAGCTTCAGTTCTTCCAGTGCGCTATCAAGTTCCCGGCCCTGCTGGACAAGTCTTGCCTGGAAACTATCAGCTTCCTCACGCGCTCTCTTTCTCAACGTCTCGTTGGCGTCCCGCTCGTCTTTAGTCTGCTCCAAGTCTGCCCGCAACGTCTTCACTGTGAAATCCAAGGCGGTCTCAGCCTTATCTCGGTCGTCGCGAGCATTGTTGCGTGCCGTTATGGCCTCGTCGCGCTCGTCCTCCAGCTTAGCCAGCTTTTCGTGCGTGTCCTGTTCTTGCGAGACCACACTGGCCTCGCTTTGTCTGTACTCTCCCACTTCGGCGTGCGCAATTCCCATGGCCGTCCGTAGCCTGTGCTGCTCGGCCTTCGCCGCCTGTAGCTCTTCCTTCACCGCTGTCAGCTTTTCGTTGGCCTTGTCTCGTTCTTCTTCGGCCTGTTCCACTTCTGCTTGTACAACGTATCGTTTCTGCAGCTCTTCGTCGAAGTTGTTGCTTCGATTGATGTTACCGAGTTTGAGTTCTTTTAATTCCTTAAGTAATTCTTCATTTGCGGCTGTGGAAACCTTCAGCTTATGGTGGTAGTGGTCTTTGCTTTGGGGGTGTCCTTGTAGCTCTTCCTTTACTATTTGCAGCTCCTCCCATAAAGCTTTGGTCGGGCGGTAAAACCCACTGTCATCCCGCCGAAGTTGATTCCACCACTCCTCGAATGTTTGTTTCATTTTTAGGCTCCTTTTTCAAGAAACAACTATGTTTTCTCGGGCGTTCTCATGCTCGCGGGGGTCCCAGTGTTCTATGTGATAACCTTCTGGTGGATTCTCAGCGTAACGAAGGGGATTATGCCAAATAGAACAGTGGTCTAAAAAGGGACATTGTCCATAATGAGAGCAACTTTCAGTGTTTCGAGGAAAGGCATTTAGCGCAGGAGCGTCTTCGGAAGATTCAGAAAGTCTCTGAAAGTCATTCATTATAGAATCATACCACATATTCACTTCTACGAGCCAACTTTGCATACTGGCAAGGTTTCGACGGACTGGAATTCGATGGAATTCTGTGTCTCGACTTCCGGCATAAGGAGTGCCGTCCTTCTTTAACTTAGGCTCCTTCGCGAGAAAGACGCCATTTATTTTCACCCCATAAACTTCATTCTCGGGGTAAAGACAATAAAGAACATGCGTGTAAGTGCCAACTTGCATTTTTTGCCGCCAAGAGGCGGCCCAGGACGAAGAATACCGAGAACCTGTTTTGTGTTCGAGGGAAAAATACCCTTCTTCTCCGTGACAAAGAGCGTCTGTCTTAAAGAAAATGACTTTCTTTGGCGCGATTGCAACAGAGCCCGCGACCTCGATGTGGAGAGTCTTGAAAGAGTCTTCTTGGTAACAAGAAGCATAAGAAATCAGCGCACGAAGTGCTGTGGCTGGATCTTTGGGAGCGTTGTTTTGATCCCACGTCGCGTCAAAGTATTGGCGATAATATGCAGAAAGAAGTTGGAATCCTTTTGCGACGGCTTCATTCGTGTAGCCTTCTTCTAGGAGAACTTCCATCGCAAGGTGCCAGGAGGAGCCGAAGATTAAGTGGACGTTTGGAATGTCTGAAGTCCAGCCTAAGACATATTCGAAAAAGTATCTTCTCGGACAACCCATGTAGGTTTGGATTTTGGAAGCGTCTTGGACATTCCAAGTGGGAACTTCTACGAGAGAGTTGGGCATTTTTCGAGTCTTTCTGTTAGTCTTCTAACCAGCCAAAACTAACGGGGTGTTGATGTAATGTCCGGGCTCGTCTTGACCTTCACGCCAAAGAAGAAGATTTATTCTATGATGAAGAGAAGCAAACATAGCGCAGACGACCATGTTCATGACAGCAGGGCCAGAACACAGGATATAATCTAACGGAGAAGATGTGGTAAGAAAAGGTTCAAAGGTTCTAGACATCTTTGTAACATCATACTTGTCTATGGTTCCATGGGAAAGGGGAATTAAGGTTCCGAAAAAAGAGGCACGAGAAAAGTCATGCCCACTGTCATTTACGATAAAGACCTTTAAGAGCATTCTTTTTAATCCTTGTTTTTATAGGGAGAAGAGCTCTTAGAAAAAAAAGAACTCTTCTCCCTTGTGAGGCTTTTGTCCTTTCTTTAAGACCTTAAGGCTCTAACGCTTCCGCTTCTTGGGAAGAGGCGTAGGGGCGGGCTCTGCTACGGTCTCACCCGCTACTTCCACGGCCTCTGCTTCCACGGCCTTGCGCTCTGCGATCATTGCCGTAAGCTCTTCAATAGACATCTCGCCGCTGTTTACGCGGTCTGCAATGACCTCAAAGGCCTTCTGGCGTGAAGCACTTCCGCCACGCCGCAGGACAACGCCTGGAACGTACTTCTCAGCCGCCGCTTCTGCGACCTCAATGCTATTCTCATCCTTATCCAAGATATTCCGCACGACGCTAGTAACGTGTGCGGCAGACTTGGTGAGGAAAGCAGAAAACACTACGTCTTCTGTGAAACGCGCCACGGCCTCTTCAAGAGAAGAGCCGAAGTCCTTCTCAAAAGTGATCTCGCGGGCAGTCTTTTTGCTCTTTACTGTGATAGTGGTCATTTTTTGTTCTCACTCCTGTTGTTGGGTTCTTTTTTTGGTTCTTTTTCTTTTTTGAGTCTTCTTGACTCTAGGCCGGTCCCCCTTTTGGTGGCCTCTGGTGGCCTTGGAAAGATCCTGTTGTAAGGTGTCTGGATCTAAAGATAGTCAATCCTGCGCACCGTGTCAAGAGATAAATGGAGGTATTTTTACTTTTGTTCTCCTTCAAGAAGAGGTATAGTCTTAGAGGTAGAAAAAGGTGTGAGGTTATAGGTTCCAGGGGTTTCTAGGCATTGCTGGAGTATTGCTAGGTCTTCAAGATAAAAATAGATGTCTATTGTATCTCCGGTTCTATGTTCGGTGAAAGTTAGAATTCCCCTTGAAGGATCTGAAGACTCAGAGCGTTGAATTGTCTTGGGACCAAGTATATAAGCGTTCATTTTTTTCTCCGTTTGAAAGAAGTATGATCATAAGAGATCCAGTGAGAGAGAACAAGAACAAAGAGGCTAAGGAAAGAAAACAGAATTAAAATCACACGGATTGTGAGCATTTTTTTAAGTCCCCTTTTCTATTCGTTTAATACGCTGAGTATAAGACTCTGCAAAATCAGAGCCAGGTTTTCCTTCGTCATCGGCTTGTGGTGCTATTGCATAGAACCAGCCTTCTTCATCAGGATGGTCGTTTTCTATAACTCCCCAGCCTCGTCTTTGTAGCTCAAAGAAAATATCATTGCACTCACGGTCTTGTGCGCTTATACGAAGCATTCCTGAGTCTTGAATGTTTATTAGTTCATTCAAAAGCTCTGCTAGTGTCATACTAGGACGATGTCCCTCAGGCTTGTAGTGCATTAGAAGGCTTCCTTTCTTCAGGCGTGGAAACTCCAAGGCGCAGGCAAAGGCGCTTGAAAGACCAGCGTTTAATTCCAAGTGCTTCTGCGGCGTAGACGGAAGTGGAATAAACACGAGCTGCTTTCTCGATTCTTTCTTTCGTGAAGGAAGATTTTTGTGGCATTTTTTAGGCCTTTTCTTCTTCTAAGAGCGTCGCTATAGCTTGGGAGCGTTCTTGCTCGAAGAGAGAAGGTTCTTTTTCTTCTTCCGAAAGAGCTTCCCGGTTCATGGCCTTGAGGAATTTCTTTCCATGATTTCTAGACTTGAGTTGCTTTAAAGAAAAGCCATTGATGGAAAGAAATTCTAACGCCTCTTCTGTGGTGGTGAAGAAAGCACAGTCCCATTGCTTCCACGTGGTGTGAAGAATGGAATAAAGAACATGACTGTAACTGCTCTTATGTGCTATTCCTTCGTCCACGAAGACCTTAATCAAGTCAGCCATTAGCTTTACGTCAAGATACGTTTGGGCGTTTAGTGCTCGGAGGGGTTTGGTTGGTTCGGTCATTGGAAGGTTTTCCTTTTTTAAGAAGAGGATGAATAATGGAATAGATAAAAGCAAGAAGGAGAATGGTATAAAATAAGAGGCCGATGATTTTCATTCTTTGGAATCCTGCTTTTTGCTGGCGGTCTTCCATATACGGCAGAACTCTCTTGCGCAAGCTTTACAGCTATCCTTTGGCAAGGCCCCGAATGAATCAAAAAGCTCAACTGCGTTTGGTGTTGCTGGAATGTTCTGGCCTGTGTGCAGTCCGCAAGCTAAAACATTCCGGGTTATCTCCCAATGGAGAGGGCTTCTAATTGATCTGCACGGTGTGCCATACTTTATGCGCGCCCTGTTTGGTATTGGGTCTAGTTCTAAAGGAAGAACAAGTTCTTCTTTCTTTTCTTCTTCTTGTTCCACAAGGGCAAGGGCAGATGGCCAGTTGTCAATTGTGATGATAAATTGGTCTTTGGTGCCTGTTACGTTTATGCGTGGTAAAGACATTTTTTTAGGCCTTTCTTTTTAGCAGCTCTTACGCGCTACCATTATGTTAGAGCGTAAAGGTCTTAGGCTCTACCATTATGTTAGCGTCGAGTGGCCTTACTAGCACAGGAACTTCTTCGATAAGAGCAAGCATTTCTGTTACTAGGTCTTGGAGGAGTTCTCTTTTTTTAGATCTGAAAAAAGGACGACGGTCAGTAGCTTTGAAAATCTCCTCCCAAGGCTTTGCACAGATCTCTCCAGTGAACAAAGGACAGGCCTTACAACCGGCGGAATAAAGATTGAAATAACTGCAAAAAGAACACGTATGAGATCCTTCTTCGTGCCACCAGTCTCGGAACAGCGCAAGGTCACCGTCGAGAAGAATCTGTTCTCCGCGTGTCCACTTTTTAATCGCTTCGTTCTTGACACTGAAGGGCACTGGGTTGTTGTTAGCTAATTCACACATTCGTGATGCTCCTTTTCGTGATACTTTTTCGAGAAGTTGCTCCTTTTCCTCCCAGAGAGCTTCGATGGTTTCATATAGCCCAAGGTCAGAAATCACTGCCTCACTCCACCAGTCAGCGAAGGTTTTTGATGCCATAATAAAGCTCCTTTTCTAAGACCAGTCTGTAGAAAGTTGCTTCTTCTTGCAATCTTGAAGGAGAGTCTTTTTGTACTTTAAGAAAGCCGCAGCACAAACTTTACAACTGTCCTTTTCTAAGATTTGGTTTGGCGTAAAAAGCATTCCACCTATCCAAGAACAAGAAGTGGTCTTGTCTAGAATCAGGCCACAAGCGAGAGTTCCGTCTGGCTTTTGCCAGTGGTTTTTAGTCTTAGCCTCAGAATCAGTGAACATATTTCTTAGCCTCCTTTTTAGCGGAAAGGATTAGTTTCATGCACTCTGGGCAAGCATAAAGGCGAGGATTACAGAATTCTGCTAAGTCAAAACTCACTCGTCCTTCTGCGGCTTTTATTGTAAGACCACAAAGAGTTTCACCGTGACGTGCGGGCCAATGAAAGTAGGGGGGCGTTGGTTCTTGGGCAGGAGTTTGGGAGAATGGCTTTGGGCATTGAGGAAATACAAGAGGATCTGCCGTTAGAAAAGAAAGCACCACTTGTTTAAGGGCACGCCTTAAAGAAATTTCTCTCCCAACCTTTCGACAGTATTGATCCTTATCACTGAGAAGAGAATACCCATGATACGTCGGCGCGTCGATTCTTTTGCCCTCTTTACTTTCCAGGCCCCAAAGCACACAATGCGTGAATCCTTTTAAGGGCATAGAAGTATGTGCTGGGACTTGTTTTAATTTTATAGCATTCTCTAGTGCTAGTGCTGAAGATTCCTTGCAACAACGATTATTGAAGTTGTGAAAGAACCGCGGCGTGAAAAGGTGATTTTTGATTTCATAAAAAGGCCTCTTGTTTTTTTCTTTGACTTCTATTACTCTGAGTTCCTTTATAAAGAAAACTCTAGGTTCTGGCATTTTCTTGGTCCTTGTTTTCAAGGCCTCTTAGACGCTACCATTATGTTAGCGACTAAGGAGCTTCTGTTGTGAGAGGAAGAAGTATTTCTTCTAAGGCACAATGCTGTGCAAGGGCCTCTTTTGCGTCGGATAGAATAAAAAAGGCCCCTATCCACGAAAGCCCTATGCGTGGGGAGAGAATAACTTCTGTCACACTCCAAGCACGATCTTGCACGCGCTTTACTTTACAAGTCTTTTTCGAGGGGCGCATGAGAACAAAGACTTGTTCCTTGATTGTGACTACTCGAACGCCATCTTTGATTCTGTGACAATGGAGTTTTGTTGAGGTCATGGGAAGAAGCCTTTCTTTTCAGGCTAGAAACAACGCTACGTAATGTTGAGTGAAGATTTCTGAGCAGTCTCTTTCTTCTCTGTCATTGAGTTGTTCTAGTTCTGGACTCTCAGTGCTTGGAAGAAGAAGAAGCTCCTCCTCGATGGCTGCTAGTGTAGAAGGAGGGAATTCTACTCCTTCACAAAAAGCAATCTCCAAGGCATCCTCCGCTGCGTCCTTGACACTAGCTCCGATTCCAACAAAGACTTTACTCCAAGGAGTATAAACGGTAGAAACTCCTGGAAAAGTATCACTTTGGTCTATTCCTAGGTCTTCTAGGAGAAAAGGCTTTTGTGTAGGCATTGGGGAAAAGCTCCTTCTTAATTATGCTTCACGGAACCGGGCTTGTGATAACGTTCAGTCTTAGAGTCTTTTGATTCTTTCGGTTGATGCTCGCGAGTGTAAGCGTCTTGGCGCCTGGAGAGGCGTTCTAACTTCTTCTTTTGTTTCATTGCTTTAGACCTTTTCTTTAAGAGGGGAAGCGAGATTAATGATCCACTCATTTCCGCCTTCGCGGAGTTCTAAAAACCCATAAGGCATTCTTGCACCGTTAGACCCTCCTGTTAGGTGAATGGAAAGAACATCTTTTCCTGTGGAAATGTCACGGCGTAAAAATGCTTCTATTCCGACATTCCAACCCTTTATCGAAGCAGACATCCCACTGGTTTCTGTCCCGCAACGTGTTACTTCTTGTCCGCCTCCTGTGAGGCGTCCGTAGAAATGTGCCATTTTCTTAGAATCCTTTTCTAAAGAGAAACATGACTCCTGCGTGCGAGTTTATAAAGGCCCTCGTCGTTACGAACCCATTCTTCACGGTCCTTGTCATTGATGGAAAAGTCTGCGGGTGTGTGGAACTTTATTGTAACGTCAATCAGTTTTCTGTTTTCTCGGAGGAAGTCTCGCATTTTCATTACTGGGAATCCTCCTCCTTCTTTGCACGCTCTAATTTATCACTTCCTATTATTTCTTCAAGGGCAAAAGCAATCGTATAAGCACAGGTATAAGAAGGCAAGCTATACATTGCAGCAAGTGTAGCCTGCTGTGCTGGCTGTCCTTGCTTTATAGCCGTCAACATTTTCCGGAGCGGTAGTTTGAGTTCCTCATATGGATCTGCGGTAGTTAGCATGATTTAATTCTCCTTTTCTTTTTCTTCTTCTTCTTCAAAAGGATAAGCACATTCAATCAGGGCATCGCAGTTCCCGCAGTGCAAGGAATTGTTTTCCCAGTTGACTTCTATGAAAGAAGGCGTCCATTGTGGATCTAGAATAACTTCTCCTGGAGGAAGAGTCTGTGCGATTAGAGAGTATTCTTGACGGAAACAATCCCAACAAAGAACCTCATTGTCAGCCATTACAAGAACAAGCGGATAACCTCCTGGCCAAGCGTGGGAGCCTGCGTTCAAAGCTTCGTTAAGTTCTAGCTTATTTGTGATCTTGTTTGGGAATTTGTTTGTGATCATGATTAGTCTTCTTCTCTTGAAAGGGGAACTAGCAAAGGCCTTCTCTTCTTCAAGACTCTGCAATGAACTACTGCTGTGTTTTCTCCGTAGCGCCTACCAAGCCAATCTTTGCCCGCAAAGCGGAAGTAAATCCAATGCTGGCTTTTTGCTATATTATGCTGGCCTACTCTTCGAGAAAGAACAGGAATCATTAACGAACCGGGCCAATTGGTTAAGAACTCTTCTTGGTCATAAAGAAGCATTCGCTTTCCTTTTGTTGACTCTGAAAGACGTTCGTGGCAGTCGTGGCACTTAATCATGACTCAGATTCTCCTTTTTCTGTTCCATTAGCGAGGAATTGCACGCAGTCGACACAAACTTCTAAGTGGACTATTCTGTCCTTAACGTCTAAAGAGGAGGAGATTCTTCTTTTTCCAAGCCTTCCATGTGCTGCGTAACGTAGGCCGCCTAAGACAGAACCACAAGTATCGCAAGGAGCGCAAGAAAAGGAACCCTCGTCTTCTGGCTCTTTATTGTCTGAAGGGCACCATAGGTCTCTGCACTTACGGCAACAATAAAGAGGCCCGACTGAAACATGAGAAAGGCCCTCTAAGTTTCGTTCCACAGCCTCAGTATAAAAACTCATGGTCTTAGACTTTCTTTGAAGGAAACAACTGGGAATAAATCAAGGCCCTTATTATACTAGTATCTGATATCTCATCGAAGTCTGAATCAAGCGGGGGAAGACTTCTTTGAAAAGATGCTAAAGCAAATTGCACAATCTCCCAGTTAGCCCAAGAGAGCACAACCCTACGAGAATCATTGATACTAACTTCTGGTATATTCATGGCTATAGTCTCTCTTGAATTGCATCATTCACAGCGTCTAACTCTGTGGCGAAAGGCCCGAACGGCTCTGAGTCTGGAAGACATCCTGGAAAACAACCACTTTCAACATCCTTCCATTCTTGCTCTTCTTTTTCTTTTTAAGAGATCATGATGGAACCAAAAGAGAAGAGCAACTCCTGCAACGGTAAGGCCTGAAGAAAAGAAGAAGAAGAAAACAGGCATGAGAGACTCAATTTCTTTTAGAAAGGAACTATTCTTTCCGCCCTCTCATGAGTTGCTCATCGAAAAGAACCAACGCTGCGCTAGAATTCTCCAACCATAACTTTGTCTCTTTTCTGTGGCGGCTTAAGCTCACTGCTTCTACTTGTCCACGTCTGTAAACGAGGGCATTCCGAAACATATGCCACTGTTTCTCTGTAAGGGTTATTGTTAGCAGTCTTTCTTGCATGATGATTTCTCCTGTGTGACATTCCAATGTTCGGTCCCAGTGGAATCAATCTGTAAGCGCGTCATGACAAAGCGCGCATGAAGATAAGCTAACTGAAATTTACCAGGCGTTATTACAACAGATCCAATACGTTGGTTGTCTTTCCACAAGACAAGATACGGACCTTGCAGAGTGTTAACTCCTGCTGCTTTCTTTTCTTTCATTCTCCGCCTTTCTTTCTTGAGGTTTCAAGGTTTGAGAAGATCCCTTTTATGACTCCAAGCCATCCCCTTATCAGGCTATCAGGCTATCACCCTAGGCCTTACCCTAGTCCCCTTTTTCTCTACCACAATGTTAGTGCTATTAGTATGTTTTCTTGTGCCAATCTCTTATTATATTGAGAGTCTTTTTCTTTATTTCTCTTTTTTTTTTTAGAGAGAAAAAGCACCCCCGACAGAGAAAAAGAATTTCTCTTTTTCTTTCGTAAAATTAGTGTTTTGGCACGTAAAAACATACTAATAGACCTAAAAGTGTGTTAGGAAATATGGGGACTAGGGGTAGGCCTAGGGTTATGGGGCGATAGGGTTATAGGGTTATGGCGCGCCCTGGAGGCCTGTGACGGCCCCAGAGCGCGCCATGGATTTTCTCTAGTTTCTTATCATCCTTGTTTCGCTCTATTCGCTCTATTCGCTCTTTGAAGACATGGCCAGGACCATTGCAATGATTTCCTCTGGAGAAACACCGTCTGCGACCAGCTTTGCGACCGCGGACTCTTTCGTAAGGACGTTTTTCTTTGCGCGCCCTAGCTCATCCGTTACGACGAAATCGAACGCTTTATCACGGACGACGACGTCCCACCATGGGCCCTGGCCGTATTTAGCCTTGCTCGCGCTGGAGCATTTCGTGGAAATCATTGCGGTGATCCGTGCCCGTGCGAGCGCTTCGATTTGTTCCTGTGAAAGCTCCTCCGCTTTTACGTGCACCGTCAGAAACTCCCCTGCGGGCATATTACTCTTGGTCTCTATCTGGTAATCGTTCATGGTGATGGTGCTCCTGTTTTTAAGGGGCTCTTACGTTCTACCATTATGGTAGCGAGTAAGAGACCTTGTGAAAAGCAAGTGAGAGAGTGACTGTTCGCACCTTGGACCTTTCGCTCGTAGGCACAGCTTGGGCTCAGTGCTGGCTCCGGTTTGGACCTCAAATCTTATACTATAATCTAACCATAACCTCATCCCTTGTCAATAGGCTGGAGGCCATTATTTTGATCTTCGGACTATAAAAGGTTAACATGCGTCTGGCCTACTAAGGGCTCTTAACATTAAGGGGTATTAGAATCTTTTTGTCTTTTTCCTGGCCGGGCGGGAGTCTAATTATAAAGAGACCTCTTATTCTTTTGGCCGGGCCTATAATAATATCTCTTAAGTCATTGTCTTCTTTTCTTCTTCTAGCACTACTCTTAACAATAACTACTCCGGCAGTATCCCCCGAAGAGAGTAATCGTATAGATTTGAGGGTCTTAAAAATTCTCACCTAATTTTGAAAAAGTAAAGTTTCTCTAAAAAAGAAGAAAGACTCTTTTCCTATGGCCTGGTGTCCATGAAAGAAAGTTCGTATCTTTTAAGGGAAGAGGTCGAAGTCGAAGTCGAAGTCGAATAAAATGAGGGAAAGTCTAAAAGGAGAGGATTTTTTGAAATGTTCTTTACCGAAGCGCCGCGGGAGCAAGTTGAGATAAGGAGTCTTTGGGGGCTTGGCGGGGTGGTGGGTGGTGGGGTGGGGGCGGATGGGCCGTACGGAGACTTGGGATCTTTTGCAGAAAAAGAAGTCTTGAAAAAGAGGCCGGGACTAGAAGCGGAGAAAGCCTGCCAGCCCTTTTTCGCGGCGAAGTCCCGTACCTCTTTTTCTAAAATCGAAGTCAAAGTCGAAGTTGAAGTCGAGTAAAAACCATGACATCTTCTCCTTCTCAGACCACTGGCCGGCCACAAGAATACGAGGCGAGTGTTTTTGTCGCAGCGTTAAAAGAGACCAAAAACGTAGACCAAGCAGCGCGCCTTATAGGATGCTCCGGGGCGATTATAAATCAGCGCGCGAAAACAGATGGTGTTATTCAAAAGGCTCTTTTTGAACAAGCAGAGACTAGGGAAATAGAAATAGGAAATGCCCTGATTGAGACCCGGGGAATTCTCAGCAAAGCCGCAGATCTTGTAGGACTAGACTCCGGGGCGGCGGTTCGTTATCACATTACGAGAAGTCCTCGCTTAAAGGCTCTGTTCCAAAGTGTGCGTGAGAAAGTAGTAGATGTCGCGGAAGACAATGTCTTTACAGCGGTCGAAAATGGGGATCTCTCTTACAGTTGGAAGCTCTTGCAAACTCTTGGAAAGGAACGCGGGTATATAGAACGGAAAGAAACCGACACAACAGTAACGCATTCTCTTAACACGCAAAGTACTAAGAGCCTGATCGCTCTTCTAGACCAACACGCAGAGGCCTCAAACGCTGCTATTGAGGCAGAATTTGAAGTCCTGCCCGACGCGGACCGGGAGCTTCTTTCAAAAGCTCTTTCTCGTAATAATTCTCCTGTTAAAGAATAAGAAGAAACTCCTACCATGACCAACGGGCGGGCTGAGGAAATTCAAGATCTTCTTTGTGAGGAAGTCTTTGGGGAGACTTCTGCAAAAGAAGATCTTGCTGGCGTTGAAGACACTGGTGTCCATGACACTAATGTCTTTAAATCTAGCATTTCTCCTGTTTCCTCACCTGGGGAGCCTGAAGCGCCCGAAGCTCTTCAGGCCTCTCCTTTTCTTTCCCAAGAAGAAGAAGAAGACTCTAAGGAAGAGCAAGTCTCTGGCCTAGTACAAACTCTTCTCCAAAGAGAGCGCGCGCGTGAAAATCTTCTTGATTTTGCCCGCTTCGTTGACCCTGCTTATAAAGCTTATGCTATCCATGAGAAAATAGCAGCAAAACTCGAAGACGTGGAAAAAGGAACTCTTCGGCGGCTTGCTATTTTCGTCCCGCCTGCTATTGGAAAATCCCACTTAGCGAGTGAACTTTTCCCGGCGTGGTTCTTCGGAAAGAACCCAGACCTAGAATTCATTCAAACCAGCTATGACTTTGACTTAGCTGCTAGCTTTGGGCGGAACGTAAGAAATACTTTAAAAGAACCTTCTTTTTCTTTGCTCTTCCCTGAAACTGCGCTTTCTGTAGATTCCACGGCGATGAACGAGTGGAACACGGCGCAAGGCGGAGAGTACAAGGCTGAAGGTGTGGGCGGAGGCCTTATCGGCTTCCATGCTCACATAGCTGTCATTGATGATCCATTCAAGAATTATGCCAGCGCCGCGAGTAAGAAGAACAGAGATGATGTTTGGTCTTGGTATGCGGCAGTTCTGCTCAATCGCTTAAGGCCTTACAAGAATGGTCCGGGCGCAGTTATTCTCATAATGCAGCGCTGGCATGATGATGACCTCGGAGGAAGAGTTGAGAAACTAGCTCGTGACGGTGAGGAGAAGTGGGAAATTATAAGTATTCCTAGCATCGCTGAAGAAGGAGATCCTCTAGAACGTCCTGTCGGGGCGCCGCTGCTTCCTGAAGGGCCGAACCAAAGAACCCTCGATGAACTTAACGCCATCAGAGCTAGAAGTCCTCAGCTTTTTATGGCCCTGCACCAACAGAAACCAGTCGCAGACGAGGGCGAGCTTTTTCACCCGAGTTGGCTTAAAAAGTATTCTCCTGTAGAACTTCCAGGAAACCTAGCAATCTACTTAAGCACAGACTATGCGCTGTCAAAAGGCCGTGGGGATTATACTGTCATTATCACAATCGGCGTTGACGCGGAGGGGCATGTTTGGATTTTGGACGTGTTCCGAAAACAATGTGACATCCTAGAAGGCGTTGAAGCTACTATCGCGTTGATGAAGAAACACACAGCTTTAAAGTGTTTTGTGGAAAAGACTTCTCTCGCTAAAGCCTATGGGCCTGTGTTAAAAAAACGCCAAGCTGAAGAGAACGCTTGGACTCTAATTGAAGAAGTAAGCATAATCGGGCATGGAGCAAAAAATAGCCCTGACCGCGCGGGCGCTGCTGCTGCAGCAATGCAACTAGGCTATTTCCACGTGCCTTCCGCTGCGTCTTGGCTTGGGGAATTAGAATATGAATTAAGTCGCTTCCCGAACGGGGCGCACGATGACCAAGTAGATGCCCTTACGCTAATCGGAATGAGACTAGCTAAAATCCGTGGTTTCAGTGAGAAGGAAACTCTCATCGAAGGGCCGCCTGTTATTCTCCCTACGAGCTTTACTTTCAATGATGCCCGCGCCGCAACGACACGCCAACGTCTAGGCCTTCCTCGAAGACTCGGGGCGCTGGTTGTTCCTTTTCCTGAAACTACTATCCTAGACTCTCCTTAGCATCTACCATTATGTTAGCGCGTAAGAGGGCTTAGAAGAATGTTCAACCTGTCAGTTCCTAGAGCAACTACAGAAAGTGTCAGGCGCGATGCTACTAAGACGCTCCAACCCTCTGATTATGCTATGCTCGCAAGGATGGATGAAGACAAGCGAAGAGCTTGGCTTCGGGCAGAAGGCTTTGATCCGATGGCAGTAATAGGAAACATAGCTCGGGTCGCTGGAGAGATGATCCAAGCACCGCAGGCACTTTTAGGTCTAGCCCAAGTTGGGGGGCAATTTGTAGAAGAA